AATACTTGACTTGTATACGTTCCTTCAGGACGAGCCATTATCGTAGACCTCCTAGCAAACGCAACATAACGTCATAACCTTCCAATACCCTGTTGGCCTTGGCTTCATCTGTCTGTGAAATCTGATCTATAAGGAACTGGCCTTCATCTAGGCCACCAGTTGAGGTAGCCATACCGCCAGATGTGTACGATGTAACAACATCTGATGTTGCCTTGCGCTGTTCTTGTTGAAGACGCTTTGCGTATTTAGACTTTTCTTTGTCAGTTAGAGCACGACCAAGTAAGTCCTTAGCAATATCATCAAGAGTCTTAGAGATGGTTTGCTCAGTTGAGATATAACGTTGGCGAGTTACCTTGCCGTCGCCACCACCTTCTGCTGCATTCTCTTTAGCCTTTTGGACATAGTAAGTGGTTCTGTCAATATCGCCAATGAATGGTTTAAGTTGGTCAATCTCTTGGTCTGCCTTACTTACAGCAGTAATGAGTCGAGTGTTGAAATCCGCACTAACTTTGCCAGTATAGAAACCAGCCTTCTTTAGATAATTAGCAATAGTCAGTCTCTGCTCAGGGCTTGCATCAGCAAGGCTCTGGAGGTACTGAGTTAGAGATTGTGCCACTCTATTCTCCTAACAATCGTGCGAAAAGTAAGTTATACGCACTCTGAGTATTCTCGTTGTATTCAGCCAATTTACGTATTTTTACCACTGCCTGTTCCTTTGCAGCATCCTGTAGGACTGAACCACCTGGGAAGTTTTGGAACAAATCTTTTTCACTCTTATAGTCTTTATAGGTCTGCAGCATCTCGCTTAACACAGAACGAAGCTGTGGCTTTACTCTGACAGATTTGTCGCCAAGCATTGCCTCTAGGTCATTAAGAGCATTGAGCCTGTCGATAGCCTTTTGGCTACCTTGCGCAAGTTCTTCTTGAACTAATGGTCGACCAGCAAAGAAGCCCGTCTTCCACTCATTGAAATCCTTACGAAGTAAAGAGCGTTCATAATCAGTGCCAACATTCTCAAGATCTGCTTCATACTTATCACGACGGTCAAAGTATGTCTGCAAATCTGCTGCTGTTTGCACCTCACGTAGGTGGTCATCAACACGCTTGTTCTGACGTAGACCCATATCGGTCATAGTCTTGTAGGCATCCCAAGAGAAACCAGACTTATGTGGAATCAGGAATGCCGCGCCTTGTGGATATGCCTTAAATAGCGATTGGTTCTGGTCTACAAAGTCACCAGACTCTTCGGCATAACGGAAGTAAGCAACAGTCTTACGCTCAGATTCAGAGATAGTAAACGGCATCTGGTCTGGGAAGAGTTCTACCCATTTAGTCATAGCAGCGTCATAGTCGCCTGTATATTGGTCTAATAAGCCATACCAAACTTGCTTGAAGTTAGCCTCACCACTCTGACGAACCCATTGGTTGATATCACTCTTAAGTTGAGTTTGTGGTGCTGCTGGTGCAAAGAAGCCTAGAACTGCACGCAGTCCAAGAATGCTGATTGTTGTATTCTTGACACGGACTCTGTAGGCTTCAAGTTCTGCAGCAGTTGGTGGAATAAGGTTGTTGTCTTCATCATAACGCTTAGGAATACCGTGACCGCCAGCCTCAAGATAGGTGACAGCCTTGCGCCAAGCAGAGGCATACTGACCGTCACGCTCATCACGGTTCATTGCACCGTAGATACGGTTGACGTGAGCTGGTAAGAACGCTGAAAGCATAGGTTGATCTACTGCGTACTTGCCGAGAGTTACACGCTCGATTGTATCGGCAGCGCCTGGCGACCAGATATTAACAACGTTCGCTAAGAACTTCATAGATACACCAGCAAGTGGACCTGCGAATGTAGGAATCAAAGATTCAGGGTTAGCAGATGGTGTAATCATACGCAAATCTGCACCGAACTGAACTGGAAGTGGAGTCTTAAACTCTGCTCCTACGCCCAATCCTTGCATTGCAAACTGCACTGCCTTATAGACAGGCTCTAAACCAGGATAGATGAAGTATGGTTCGCCTTGATCGTCTTTGACGACCCAACCAGAATGGGTAATGCCTTCATAGGTAAGTGCAATCTTGCGGAAAGCCTCTGGGTTATATCGAGTAACGCGATACAAGCGTCGATAGAAGTCTTCAGTTGCGCGATAGAAACGAGCAAAGTTGCGGATAGAGAAAGCAAACTGGCTCTGGACCATCGGATTATCTACATAAGCCAATGTCTGAAGTCTTGCTCTATCTTCTACAATCTCAGAAAGTTTACGCTGGGCAACATTGGTTGCCTTCTCTACCTTCTTTGCATCTGTTGGGTCTACCCCGCGAAGATGGGCCTTGATAAAGGCTTGCTCAAATCCACTCTTTTCAAACTGTTTGCGAAGTTTAATCATCTCAGCAAGGACCATAGGCTCACGTGATAGACGAGCATTGGCTTCGCCTAGCCAATCCCATCCCCACTCCATTAGAGATGCTGTGTAGTTACCACTGTCAGATACAGCAACAAGTGCTGGGCCAACAATAAGGCGCGGAGAATCAGCCTCAGTCATTGGAAGGTCATCAATAGTCATACGACCAGAGACCTTATATGCGCCATCGTCGCCAATGGTGCGAACTTTGTCAAGCAGTTCTAAGTTTAGATCGCCGTTCTTCTTTGAGAACAACTGACGGGCTGCATCATAGACTTTGCCTGCGTGCTCCTCTACAGAAACATCTGCGTTCTTCCAACGGAACTGCTTGTAAATTTCTGGATGTTCTTCAAACCACTTAGCAATAAGCGGCACTGCCACTTCTTTTTTGTCAAGATTAGCAACAGCAATAGCACCTAGATTGTCATTGGCGTAGTAGTTAATACGCATCATCCACGATACACGGCTTGCTTCATCAACCCAAGGAACCATTGGGCCAAAGCCCTTAGCGCCTTTGCCGCGACGGATTCCTGATGGATACTCCATCTTAAGTTCCATATTGCGAACGCGGTTCTTGCGAACCTTCGCTAAAGAACGGGTTGTGTAATCAAGCCCTGTAAAGGATTGCTTGCCGCCTTCAACAACATCCATAAGGGCATTGTCTAAATCACCGTGAATAATCTGTTTAGCAAGAGCAGCTTTATCTGCTTCCATCATCTTGCCTAGACCAACAGTCTTGTAGAAACGATTTATCTTTCCTTCGTTGACTGCTTGAGCCATAATGGTACGTACTTCTTTAATTCCGCCACCATCATCCATAGCCTTTTTGATGCGTGTTGCGTAAACTTCAGACTCATCCTTATTGACAAGACGCATTACCAGACCGAGTGGATCATTGCCACGTGCTTCCCACTTGGTTAGACCATTCTCAACCTGACGCACTGTGCGTAGACGAGTTGACAGGAAGCGAGACTTGGCAAGTCCCCAAGGTGATTCACCAATAGCAAGATGGACCATTAGGTCCTCTGTTGCGTTACGAATAGCATAACGTGGTCCAGCAAGGGTAAAGAATGACCAGTATGAAGTCATCTTCTCAACCCAGTCTTTGTGAGCCAAACCAGCAAATCTTTGCACTAAACCAGTACGAGCTGCTGCTCTATCAATATCACGAATAGACGGGGCCGACACAAATGGTGACAGGTCGGATGGAATCAAAGCAATAGATTCTTCCTTGCCATTGATTAAAGCCTTAGATGGGTTAACACCATTGACATCGTCAGCAGCAAAAATTGGCGGTCTTAGTCCAAGCATCTGACGATTGATGACTTGACCTTCAGCGGTAATAGTAATGCCGCGATAATCGCCAATAGTTCCGATAATTCCGTAGTAGATGTCTTTACGACGACCTACATCATCAATGTTTTCAAATGCTTGTGCGAGCAGCTTGGACTCGCGCTGTGGCATAACTAGACGCGAGAGTCTATAAATCTTATCTGAGGCATCTTTGGATGTAACATCAAATACATTATCTGCGAAGAATGGGATTGCCGTAAACTTGCCTTTGAATCTATCAATGCGAGTCTTAATCATTGCCGATGACAGGCGACCTACACCCTTACTTTTGCTATCGCCTTTGAGAATAGTGACAATTTCTTTTTGATTATTGACAATTCTTTCAGCAATGCCATCATCTGTAGCTGCCACTCCAAAGAACATATCATCTACAAGGTCTGGACCAACACGGTCTAAGTTAAGAAGTTTGTTTCCAGTGGTTACTGCTCTGATGCGAGTACGGCGAGCAACATCTAGCCTTGGCATCAGTGGTCTGCGACGACCAATCTGACCCTTAAGAACCTCATCTACCTGCTTGGCGTTTTGGAAGAAAGCCTTAGCAGTAGCAGCATTGGTTACTGGAATGTCAGCATCAAGGAAAGATTTGATAGTTGCTGGTCCAAACTCAGGTGCAATCGCTTTGAGTTCATTACGAGCAGCCATTGCTTCGGCTGTCTTGTTAGACTTAACAGCAGTGTCGTATTTATTGAGTACTGCACCGTAGCGATCCCAGAAGTTCACAACTCCTTGACTCTGAAAAACTTCATCTACTTTATTTCCGCCGATGACTACATCAAGTGCATACTTCTTGACATCAATAAGACGCTTGGCTTTACCTACAACAAGGGTTGGATCTGTTCCAAGTCTCCACGCAGCATCAACAACGCCTGATGTTAGCCTATATGCAAAACCATTTTCAACTAACTTGCCTGGTGTGATGGCATCAATGATGTTTGCAAACTGACGACCTGGTGAATACTTAGCAGAATCTACGAAAAGGATTGCATCTTTCATCACATCTTGCTCTTCGGGTGTGCCAGCCTTGTTAAAACCTAACTGGATATACTTGAGAGCTTCTGGATTATCTGCGTAATCTTTGATAAGTTGCGAATATGGAACTCTTTGCGAGACCTTCATTGCCACTTCAGTCTGAACGCTGCCAAATTTACGGCGAGCATCAGCCAAACGATTAGGATTGAATATCTTATCGCCCTTATCATTGGCTTCATCCCAAGCAAAACCTAAAGTTTTGCGCTCCATTATAGGAATTACCGCTGCACGATAAGTACGAGTGGTGAGATCTGATAGTTCTTGGGCTACGTTGAGTAGACCGCCAATAGAATAATGCCACGCTGTACCCAACCAGCCACCCAAGGGCTTTATTAAGAGCTTCTACTTCTGCTCGTTCTTTGTCAGATAACCCCGCAGCAAATGCCGCTGCTTTTAGATTCTCTGACATCAATTACCTACCGATAGTGCCTGCTGATATAGCACTGCAACTTCACCAGTGGTGTCATATGGAAGCATTCTTGATAAAATATCAGATAGTTTTTCACGAGGCGCTGCTGCATTCATACCTAAAGCCTCTGGCCCAGGGCCAGCACCCATAATACTTCCTGCGGTAATAGGCTCGTCAGGACGTTGTGATGGCGCATATAGTGGCGTAATCTTTTCCATTTGGCTTGGAGCCATACCTTGTGCTGATAAAGAGGTTGGGCGTACATCTGCTGTCTTTGCTAGTGGAGCACCTGCCTTAATAGCGGCGGTCTCAACACCTTCTCCATAGGATGATGAAGGAATATCGTCTCTGACAGAGAACTTACCTGGACCTGATACTCCAGCCAAAGGGTTCACTGGTTCAGCCATTGTTATCCTCCATCGTTTCTAAATCTTGTGCGAACTGTTCCCAAGCCTTATTAACTTGAGCATTTCTAATTGCGTTATATGTGGCTACATCGAGTATCTCTTCAGCGAATGTGTGAAGTGCTGCCACTAAGTTGTGAAAGAATCCTGCAAATACTACTAAAACGTCAGCGAGACGAACAGAGCGTGGTACATAATCAGGATCTTGTTGCACGCTCTGTCCTCTCGATTAAAACTACTTCTTCTTGCCTTTACGACCTGCTGGAACGTAAGGGACTACTACTTTGCCTGGTCCTGCTGGCTTAGAAGTATCCTTCTTTCCCATAAGTGGTTTTGCTGCTACAGCCTTTGCTGGCTTTGCTGCCTTTGGTTTCATTGTTGCACCTCCTTAGCCTGCAATAGACGCAAGCAACGTTGCGATATCGGGTCTTCCTTGCGGAACTTGTGGTCCAGCAGCAGGGGCCGCACCCATTTGTTCTGGAGTTGGCTGCGAGGCAGGAACGGGGGCCATACCTGCCGCTGGAATTTCAGGTTGTGGTTCAGGTGCAAAAGCCTTCTCAACTATCGTTTCGAGTTGGAGACCCTTTTGACGACCTTGTATGACTGTAGCAATTCTTCCAATAATCTGAGAAGGATCTTGGCCTTGTGCTGCAAGCGCGGGAATTGCTTGTGCATACTGAGCAACAGCAACACGCAAAGAATCACGCATCTCTTCAATGTCAATACGTTGTTCTTCTTGGGTAACATTTAACTCCATCGGGATTTCACGACGTACATAGTCACGTGATACCAACTTATCGCTACGCATCTGTAGTAATGCAATGATGGCACGGTTAGGATCCATACCAGACATAATGCCGTAACGGACATCTACGCCATATTCGCCATTGATAGCGCGACTTGGTACATACTTCAGGTTGAATGGGGTACCATCATCAATACCTTTGATTTCTTTGGTCATACTGCCAAAGACTTTCTCGTCTACCTCAAAGCACATTGATACAAGTTCAGTAAAGAGGCGTGCAAACTGTGCCTGTGCTGCACGGATTTGTGTATCAAAGCCTGCTTGTAGGGCTTGTACACCACGTCCTGTAATGACTGATGCTGAGATATCACCGCTGCGGGTCTCTGGATAACGAGCACCCATACGAAGTTCGCGCTCTAGTACGCCAGATTCAGTAAATACACCATTAGGAAGCTCTAGTGGCACACGACGGATTGCTTGAGGATTAGCAGAACGCATAATCGAATCAGGGCCAAGGGCAAGTTCTTGGACATCCTGCGGAATAGCAATCGGTGCTTGGATAGATTTCTCTGCTGCTTGAATCTGTAGGACTGCAAAGCGAGCACGAGCGAGTTGAACTGCGAGCACATCATCGAATTGTCCACGTGCTTCTCCATCAATAGATGGACGAACAGCTACGGATGCTAGGCAACGACCTGTTGGGTTAGGCGTATTGGAAAGAATGAGGTTCTGACGCTCTGGTAGGAAGATTAAATCTTGGTCTTTGTCGTGATAGCGAACCAAAGATAGTAGCGGTGAGCCTTGTGTATAAAGGTTCTTGCCCATAATCTGGTCATAAAACTCAGGGTATTGGGCTGCTAACGACTCTGTGTCAGTCTGCACAATCTGTGTTAATGAGATGGTTCTACCGAATCTATCAATTTCTGGGTAGACACCAAATGGATTTAGCAATCTAATCTTCGGATTGTTGGTCTCATAATCCATCTCAACGATGGCAGGTAGCATTCCGTAGGTGTTAAACCAGTCTGCTCCAGCATACATTTGGATTTGTAGTTCAGATCCAGAGATGTAGTGACCAGCAATACGGGTTCTGGTATCTGCCGCTTTGCGTGCAGAGTCGGAGACCATATTAGTAGCAGAGCAGTTAAAGGATGGCAGTGGTGCCATTGCCTCTGCTAAGTCTTTTGCAGCTACATCAATAAAGTTAGCAACGAGAGGCTTGGGGTAGTCTTCTGAGAACATTGCAGGGAATACTCGCGCAATGTCTCCCTGACGCACGGAAAGAACGTCACGCATACGCTGGTCGCGTTTGGCGTACTTAGTCTGAAGGCGTGCTACCTTCGCAATGACCTCTTTGGTTGATAACATTTATCCTACTTCCACTTCATACCAGCGCCAGGTTGTCCTTGGACAATGATTCTGGACGTTAGGCCAGTTCTATTTTGGGGAATGTACTGCTTTACTAACTTGTCCATCTTCTTCTGCTCGGCAGATTTGACAGGCTTTGGTTTCTTAATCATACAAACGTCCTGTTCTGTTCTGCTAATAGAGTGTCGATGTTGACAACCATACGTTTTCTTTGTTCTGAGCGTGATAAGAATGGGTTTTTCATATGGTGGGTCTGGTGTAAACCTTGGTTGAGCCACTCACGTGCTCTAATCTCACAGAACCAGAGGGCCATCACCATATCTGTCTTGCCCTTAGTCGTCGGAGACCAGGTAATAAGTTGTTCCATTAACGCTTTGATATTCTCTGTTTGATCCGAAGGAAGATGGATAAGATTATCTCGATGGTGTTTACCATCAGGCTGCTTCGTTCCAAACAAAGTGGACATACTGGCAACTCCGAATCCTGAGTCCCATTTGTTATTTCCTGTGTGGTGTTCACGCAAAATCACACCTTTGGTAGCAAGGAAGGATCTAATTCCCTCATCTTGGGTAAGGAAGGACTGAAAAGCATTACGTTCAACAATCCATTCGGCAGGATTGTAAAGATTAGTCCAATCGAGTATAAGCGTCCTGATTTGAGCAGGGGTAGGACGCGATATCTTAGTAGCGTCAACAATGTACCTTTTATGAGAGTGACGATCAACTGCGTAACATACCGCTGCTGTATCTCCGACCATAGCTGGGTCGAGGCCACAGACGAAACTAAAACCCGCATTCCATCAATAGAACCTTTCACACATACTTGGTCAAAGATGGCATCATCAGAAACATCCTGCTGTTGGTAAATCAAAGCCCAAGTACTTGCATCCATTGCTTGACGTTCGTTATATAAATGCGGTCCGTGCCAGCGAGGATATAGTCCCTCTTCTGTCTTATGGTCTTCAGTCTGACCATCAAAGGGTTGATCTGAATAAGGCCAGAGAGTAACCCACTTATCTGGGTCTTCATCTGTCTCTAGAAGTGCTGGCATAGCCAGATATGTCCACGGGACCAAGCCACCAGGATATCTATCGGGGTTTCTTAGTTCTTTGTATAAATCTACGCTAGCAACGCGGGTACCAATGACAACCAACTTACCCGTCGGGTTAAGACGGGAGCGAACATCTTGGGTAAGCCATCTGATTTGCTTCTCAAACTCGTTAGCGTTCTTTAAGGTAACAGCATCATCTACGATAATCATATCAGCACGCTTGCCGTAAATCTGACCGCCGATACCTACGGCTTCAATGTTGGGGTCTTTTTCGCTAGACTCTCGTAGTTCATCTCCAAAGACTACGCGGGTGGCTTGCCACGATGCAGACTTGGAGTTAAAGCCGACGCCTGCGGCGTAAGCGCTCTGCAGGTCTTCATACATCGGATGAGTAAGTCTTTGCTTGATGGCGTAGAGGAAGTCTGCTGCAAGCTGCTGAGTCTGAGAGACTATCAAGACTCTAAAGTTAGGGTTGGAGGCTACCTTCCAAGTCACATAGTCCACAGTGATGGTGATGGACTTGGCGTGGTTCGGTGGGATGTTAATAAGGATACGGTTATCAGCGGTACCCTTCTCGTACTTCATAGAGGGGTGGTGCCAAGAAGGGGCTTTAGCCTCTATCACATCCACCAGGTTCTGCTGGTGGGCAAAGGTCTTCTGGTGGAGATAGCGCTGGCGAAAGCCAGCAAAGTCTAATTCGTGTGCTTCAGTATCTGCAAAGTTCTTGGAACGTAGGCCTAGCCTCGTTCTATCCATCTTATCTTTGAAGCCAGGATCTGTACGGCGGTAGTACTCGTAGGACTTCATAGAACGTCCTGCGGAGGCTACTGCTTGTTCTACAGTCATTCCTTCAGCTACTGCTGTAAGGATGACCCGCTTTGCAATCTCAGCGGTATTCTCAGCCACAGTAACTCTCCCATCGGGAGATAGATTTATCCCCACTAAAATGTAGCGCCGCTTGCGCTACGCTATCGCGGCGCAGGCTCTCGCGTTCAGCCTACAGGCCAACGCGAGGTAGGTCTGCTTCCCCCTACACCCTAAAGGGCGTAGCGTGAGCGCAGCCCACTGAACGGTCGCAAATGCTGGACTGGTGGTCGCATTTGCTCCCTACTGTATATTAGGCGGGAAAAAAAAGTCATTTCCCGCATAATGGCAAAAAATCTTTATAGATGTGACTAACGTCACAGATATAGCGGTATAATACGGACAATACGGACGAAGCAAAAGGGATCGACT